ACAACCCGCCAGAATAGAGAGGTAGATATGTTAAACGATATTGTAGGACAATTTATAGAGTCTCAAAATATGAAACTGTGCTATCAGTTTTGGGAAGAGAATACAGAGACATTAATTGTCGAATATATAAATACAGGCTACAAGCTCAGGTTTTTATGTGAAACTAGCACACGTATACCAGAATTATTAATATTGAAATATATAAACTGTAAATACATTGATATCCAATTTTTTTCGATCAATAAAATTTAAGTCGAAACACCTCACACGAGGTGTCGCCGGGAGATGGACTACCCGTGCCTGAAGATGACAGTCCAGAAAGGGAAAACAAATGGCAAAAATGGTAACACGCACAATCTTATCAACAGAGGTAAAAGCAGTGACAGCGAATCTAAGTGAAAACGTTCTGGAAGAAGTAACGTACAACATTCCTGGGAAAATCACAAACAAAGACAAGGCGATGAACATTCTTAGAAAGAGTTACACAACCCCTTCAAGAATCCCAACAAATGTAGTTGAACTCACGATTTGTGAAAAGCTTTATGGAATGCCGGAAGAGACTTTCATTGAACACGCTGTGGAACTTCCGCCCAGAGCGTCTAAGAAGGAGGTTGAATGATGGACACAACATACAAAGCAATGGTAGAGGATGCCTCATGGACGATGACAGCAAGGGAAAAGCTTAGGTATACTGATTTAACGGATGCAATTCAACTCGACGAAGCCACGCAGTCTGGTGATGTAATTATTGACGTAGATAAGTGGGCAGTAATTAATGTTCACAATGAAAAGTCTGATACTGTCGACTATATGAAGTATGTAATAATTGATAAAGATGAACAGGTGTATGTTACAGGCTCAGAAAGCTTTTGGAAATCATTTGTACAAATTTATGAGGTCATGAGCGATGAGGGAGAAACAACTTATAGCATCAAGGTATACCGAAGAGAAAGCAAAAATTACAAGGGAAAAGATTTCATAACATGTAGAATCATTTAAGTAAAAAAGCCCTCCCCTAATAAGGGAGGGCTTACTATCTAAAAGGGGGCTTTATCATGACAGAGAGACAACGTCAAGAAAGAAGAATAAAACGATTTATAAAAAACGCAGAGTCAAGAGGGTTTGAGTTTGACACCGCTTATGTATCAGCAATCATAAAAACAATTCCCGAAAATGATCTAAATAAAATTACTCCTAATGTTTTATATTCTTTGGCCACTTATGCAGATGAAGACACTGGCGAAATATTGTCAGGTACAGAAGGAAGGAAGCTGGAAAGACAGAAAGCGGCTTATAAAGGCCAATTGCGAAAGAAGCAAGCTCAAAAAGCTAGAACGTCGTTTGTTGATATTGTCATACGAAATTACCGCAGACAGATATTAGGCTTTCCCAAAAAAGTTGCTGACATTGTTTTAGACGCACTTGACAATGCAATAAATCTCTCAGGGCGTGAAGCTGTTGCGACTAGGCTTGAAAATAATGCAGAATCGTTATCAGATTATCTAAATCGATCAAAATTGTTTGGAGATAGCATCTCAGCAATTATATCCTACTGTCAGGCAATGTTTGGAGACTTGCCCGGAATGACAAATGAGGATGTAATTAATGTATCAGACATTTTAGACGGTTTAGAATCGTATGAAACAACGTGATTTTACTTACCTTGTCGGGGATTTTGAGACTGCAGTATATGACAATCAAGAATTTACTGAGGTATGGGCATCTGCTGTAGTCCCCCTGTATTCAGAGAGTGTCATAATACATCATTCACTTGCGGAGACGTTTAATTATTTAAAGCATCTTCCGGGGAATATATGCATCTATTATCACAACTTAAAGTTTGACGGCTCATTCTGGCTACCATTTTTAATGGAGAATCTAGGATTTAAGCAAGCTTATATAAAGATAAAGACAGAACAAGGTGAGATTATAGAATGGAAGCCTGAGAAGAAGATGAATAACAATGAATTCAAGTATTCCATTTCAGACCGTGGAGCGTGGTACAACATTATAATTAAGGTTAACAATAAAATTATAGAAATACGTGATTCTTTGAAACTATTACCTTTTTCGGTCGAATCAATTGGAGAAAGCTTTGGAACAAAGCACAAAAAGCTTAGCATGAAATATAAGGGGTTTAGATATGCTGGTTGCGAGATAACGCCTGAAGAGAGAAAGTATATTGCTAATGATGTGTTAGTTGTGAAAGAAGCTCTTGAAATAATGTTTAATCAAGGCCATAACTCACTCACTATAGGATCATGCTGTTTAAAGGAATTTAAGCATACTTATGATAGGCAAGACTATAATATACTATTCCCTAACATGTACGATATAATGATAGACAAGAAAACATATGGTGCTGAAAATGCCGGGCAATATATTAAGAGATCGTATAAAGGTGGATGGTGTTACTATGTTGAAGGGAAGAATGGAAGAATACTTAAAAACGGATTAACGGCAGACGTTAATTCCTTGTATCCGTCTGTGATGCACTCTGAATCAGGTAGTTATTATCCTGTTGGGAAGCCTAGATTTTGGAGCGGGGACTACATACCAGACATGCCAGAACACGCATATTATTTTGTACGTGTAAGGTGTAGGTTTTATTTAAAAGATGGTATGTTGCCCTTCGTCCAAATAAAAAACTCTTTTATGTATCTAGGAAATGTGTGCTTGACAACAAGTGACGTGTGGGACGATGAGCAACAGGCATATTGTGAACAATTAATTATGCCAGACGGATCATTAAAATCAACAGAAGTTACATTAACTTTAACAATGATAGATTGGCAATTGTTTAAGGAACATTATGAGCTTGTTGATTGCGTGATACTAGATGGTTGTTGGTTTCATACAGAGATCGGGCTATTTGATGATTACATTAATTTATACAAAAAAATTAAAGAAGAATCAACAGGAGCAATAAGGGAATTAGCTAAACTATTTATGAACAATCTTTATGGTAAGTTAGCGGCTTCTGATGATAGTTCGTTTAAAATTGCATACATTAAAGAGAATGGGGCTTTAGGGTTTAAGCCGATTAAAGAAAATAAGAAACAACCCGGATATATACCATGTGGATCAGCTATAACTTCATACGCAAGAAATTTTACAATAAGGGCGGCTCAAAAAAACTTTCATGGAGCAGACAAGCCAGGTTTTGCATATGCTGACACTGATAGTTTACACTGTGATGACATGAAGCCTGAACAATTAGTAGAAATACCTGTGCATAAATCTAAGTTTTGTCACTGGAAACTAGAATCATTTTGGGACGAAGCAATATTTACCAGGCAGAAAACATACATTGAGCATGTCACACATGAGAATCAGATAAAGCTTGACAAGCCGTATTATGACATGAAAGGCGCTGGAATCCCCGAAAGCTGTAAAGAGATTTTTATTGAAAAAATAGAAAGCGGTGAATACAAGCTGACAGATTTTAAGGTTGGGTTAGAATTAGAGGGTAAATTAGTTGCGAAAAGAATTAAGGGTGGAACTATATTGAAGGAAACAACATATGAAATGAGGTAAAATAAATGATAAAATATATAGAAGAAATGGAATATTGTCTTGAAGATTTAAAGGATACTATAAGAGCGATAGCAAAAGAATTTATTCTTAATCCATTCCCTGAAGTTGTCTATTCTGCTAATACCACGCAATATATTTACACTCAATTTTTTGAAAAGTTATATGATAAAATAGTAGCTCAAGATATACTTTCAAGGCAATTGGATGAAATAACTAATTATTTGTTACGTCAATATGAATTAATCGCACATTTATTAGAACAAAGGGATGATTTAAAGCAAATTAATATAAACTTAACAGAGAAATATGAAGAATTAGAAAATAAATATAAAACCATGGAAAGAAATTTTTACGATGCTTTTTCATAACATTAAAGAGAGGGATTGCTCCCTCTCTTATTATATCTTAATAACCGGTGCGTATAAGCATCTGACATTGATGGATATATAACAGGCGTTACATTTAAAACGTGTCTCCCTACTACATACATATACGCTGGCGGTTTTAGATATCAATATGATAATGTTTTTAATATAGCTTCTTTGCATCTAAGGTCTTTAAATCTAAAGCAACCTTTTTCAAAATAATATCTAAGGGTGTTAATCAAAAAGCCACACCTTTTAAGCATTATGTAATTAATATTATGGTCTTCTGTAGTTACAGCTATCTTTAATTTAAACTGGCTGTCTGCCTTTGAATCACAATATATAACACCTTCTGTAGCATACTCTCTTACACCATAATCATTTCCATTATACCTAATAGTGCATAAATAATTGGACGAGCCTTCAGGCTTTTCTATAAAAGATGTATTGTCATTGAGATAAACATTTTCAGAAGAATAAGCAACGTAACTGTTATTACTAAAAGCCCTGTTGAATCCGCTGGCTTTTTGAGCTTCCGAAACACTTTCAAGAAAACTTTGTTCAAGCACATAACCATCGCCCCTTAAAAATTTAGTTTCATTTTTCAACCGATCTGTTATACCCATTTCAACATAATACGGATTGATGATTGTTACTGCATTAGAAAGCATATATACGGGAACATATTTAACTTGCTCACCATTACCACGTGCAATTGAAGTGTGTAACGATATAAATTTTCTTATTTCATCTGAACAGTAGTGGTTAGTTTCACTTTGAAATTCATCGAATAATAATTTCGTTATATCAGATAATAAGTGGCTATATTTTTTAATCTGATCTGAACTATTCAAAGAAAGAGCATAACCACAACTAACCTCATCAACAAAAAGCTCATGAAAAATTCCGCCAGCTTTTCTTTCAGATTTCATCGTTGTTCCAGGGAAAAATAAATTAGACAAGTCCTTATAAAATTTATCTGAACAGTCATCTAACTCATAATTATACCGATATATTAAACCAAATTTTTCTTTATTCTTGAAAAATCTATTCATAAAATATCGTCCGTAATAAGTAGTCTTACCTGACGAACGATTTCCCGTTGTTATGAAAAGTTCCGGCTTCTTACCGTTTATGTCTTTCATGGACAAAAGCTTTGTTCCATCGTAATACTTTTGTAACATTTTTGCAACACATCCTTAATAAATATGTGAATATTCTTTTAATTAATTATATCATATATCTTGTAATTACGCAACACTTATGCTATAATTAATAATATAGATCAAAGAAAGGACGCATTTATGGACTGGAACGGTATAGCAAGCGTGATCTCATCATTAGGTTTTCCGATTGTCATGTGTATTATATTAGTATGGTACATAAAAGATTCTAACGACAAGCAAAGACAGCAGATAAAGGAAATAAACGATCAACATAGTTCTGAAATGGGTGGAATAACAGAAGCGTTAAATAATAACACTCTTGTTATTCAGAAATTATGTGACAAGATGGAGTTAATCAACAAGGAGGTATGAAATGGGTGACATTGAAAAAAGTGTACAGCATATGGTTGACTTAGCTAACGATGATAAGCACGGATATTCACAGATCAACAGATACGGACCAGATTATGACTGTTCGTCATCTCTATCTGAATCACTCATAGTAGGTGGGTTTAACGTGTCTAAATTTTCAACCACTAGAAATTTATATAATCAGCTTATTAATGTTGGGTTTAAATCTATTCCAATTAACGCACCTAGAAAGCGTGGGGATATTTTTCTTGCTGTAGGTTCTCATGTTGTAATGTGCGTTGACACTGACAATATTGTACACGCTTCAATCGATGAAAACGGGGATATTATTGGTAGACAATCCGGAGATCAAACAGGTAAAGAATTTTGTATACGATCATATTATAGTCACCCGTGGGATTATCATTTGCGGTATTCTGATCAAAACACAAATACAGGTTTGATATATAATGTGAATTATGACTACACATTACAATACAATATGTGCGTTAGAACAGGTGCTGGAATTATGTTCAGAGCTAAAAATCACGATGAATTAACTGCAGACGGGCAAAGACATGACAAGGATAAAAACGGATGCTTAGATGCTGGAACAGTAATTACAGCTTTAGAGATTAAAAAAGTTGGAAAAGATATTTGGATTAGATGTCCGTCAGGATGGATAGCTGGTGTATACAACGGTGAGGTGTATGTAAAATAATGCCAGATATAACTGCCGCATATAATTGGGTAATAAGGCAATGCAATGCTCCAAATGTTGGGTATAGTCAGGCATATAGACAAGGGCAAGTTGTAAATGGGATTAAATATTATGATTGCTCTAGTTTGATGTCCGAAGGCCTAACTGTAGGGAACTTTTTTCAGACAAATCCATGGTTCACAACGGCCAGTGAACCGGATTATTTATTAGAAGCTGGCTTTACACAACACCCGGCAAGCGTTGAATGGAATGCTGGTGATATAGTTTGGAGACGTGGTCATACTGAAATGGTGTATCAAAATAGAATCACCATGGGTGCCCACACTGACACATATCCATTAGATCAACAAGTGTCCATAAATACTTATGCAAGCGATCCATCGTCATACACATATGTGTATAAATATGAAAACGGAGCTACTCCGGCAAATAGCTACAATGTTTGGATGGGATGGGTTCCCAATGAATGTGGATTCCCTTACGGAAGTACACAATCTCTCGCAGTAATGGGTGACAGAGGAAGAGCTTATGGTGCGTATCAGTTTGATTATAGATATGGTTTAGTTCCTTTTATGCAGTATTGTGTGAATAATTACCCACAATTTAACGGGTTCACGCCATTCATAGCGATGGGTGCTGGAAATACTCAGCTAGTAAATAACAATATACTACATTCATTATTTGCGAATTACGCAATTAATTATACATCAGATTTTCTAGCGGCACAAAACGCCGTAGCTATAGAGCAATACTTACAGCCAGCTATTGATTATATTACTAACAATTATAATTATGACATTAAAGATAAAGGCGCAGTAGTATTAGGATCGCTGTTCTCAATGGCGATACGTAGCGGAGCAATAACAGCGGCTAGAAAATATGCAAATTGCGCAGGTATGTCACCTGTAGATATTATAAATTATACTTATGATACATACGGGGATGGGGATGCCGGAAGATGGCTACCAGGCACAGCTATATCACAAAGAGATAAAGCTTTAAACGCTTTAGTAACAGGCGATGATATTTTCGACCTAAATGCAGGCGGAGGGGAACAACCGAAACCACCTCAAATACAAGAGTCAAAATTAATGTTCATGTATTTAAAAAATGAAAGGAGAAACAAAGGTTATGGCTATAAGAACCACAGACGAATTATTGGATAGTGTTAGAAGACGTATTGGTGATGATATATCAGATGACGCTATTCAGCTTGTAGAAGATGTTACAGACACGTTGAGAGATTGGGAGAGTAGAGCCAGCGTTGATTGGGAATCCAGATATCGAGAGAATGATGATGAATGGAGAAGACGGTATATGGAACGCTTTAATGCTTCAGCCGATGCAATCACAATGCCGGAAAGAGTTGTAAAGGAACAAAAAGAAAATGTTTTAGACGATGGTAAGAAAAGAACTTATGAAGAATTATTTGAAGAAAGAGAGGGTTAATAATTATGCCAACTAAACCTCAGGTAAAAACACTTAATGCTAATTCAGTAGAAATTTTAAACACGCTTAGAGCTAATGCAAGTCCTAACTATCAAGATATGGTGCCCTATGCAGAAGGCTCACTTGATTCTGTTAGAGAAATTGGTGCCATTATCATGCAGTATCCAGCTTTACAGAATGAGTTTTTATCTGCTCTTGTAAACAGAATAGGCATGGTGCTTGTAACGTCTAAGTTATATCGCAATCCCTGGGCATTTATGAAACAGGGAATGCTTGAATTTGGTGAAACAATCGAAGAAATTTTTGTTAACATTGCAAAACCGTTTGAATTCAATCAGGAAAGGTCTGAAACCACAATTTTCAAACGGGAGATTCCAGACGTAAGAGCCGCTTTCCATGTGATGAATTATACCAAATTCTATAAGGCAACTATTTCCAATGATCAGCTTCGCCAGGCATTTTTAAGCTGGAATGGCATTACTGATTTAATTGCTAGAATTGTAGATGCCATGTACACAGGTGCAAACTATGATGAATTCATAACCATGAAATATCTTCTTGCAAAACACTTGATTGCTGGAAATATTTATGCTAATCAGATTGACACAGTTTCTACCGAAAATATGAAATCTATTGTAGCAACTATTAAGGGCGTTTCAAATTCTTTAGAATTTTTGAGCAATAAATATAACTACAATGGTGTAGAGACTTACACAAACAAATCAGATCAGTATATACTGGTTAACGCAAAATTTGACGCCACCATGGATGTTGAAGTTTTAGCTTCCGCTTTTAACATGGATAAAGCTGAATTTATGGGTAGACGTGTTCTTGTGGATAGCTTTGGAAACCTTGACAATGCGCGCCTTAAATTACTGTTCGCTGAAGACCCTAATTACACAGAAATATCAGAAGATGATTTACAGGCGTTGGACAATATTCCGGCTGTAATGGTCGATAGATATTTCTTTATGATCTTTGATAACTTTTACAACTTTACAGAGCAGTACAACGGGGAAGGGCTTTACTGGAATTATTGGTACCATACCTGGAAAACATTTTCTATTTCTCCGTTCCATAATGCTGTCGCATTCGTCCCAGGTGCGCCGACTATCACTAGCGTAACAGTAGACCCTTCAACGGCTAGTGGCTCTGTAGGTTCAACTATACAGCTAAGCGCTGAAGTTGTTAGCACAAACTTTGCTCCTAAAACTGTTACCTGGTCTAGCAGTTCGGAAAACGTGACAGTAAATTCTAACGGACTTGTAACAATTGGAACTGGGGCAAGCGGCTCAGTTACTATTACAGCTACTAGCACATACGATACGAATAAATCCGGAACCTGTACAATCACAGTATCATAAGGGGTGAGGGCGTAAGCCCTCTACCTTAGAAAAGAGTTAATATATGTATATAACACCAAATACGCAACTAAGATTATTATATGATATACCCCTTGATAATACATATAAAAATACGCTATACTTTGAAAGTATGACACAACAGATTAATTTCTTTTTAGGTAAAACTAAGCTCAATTTTACTGAATTGTCATATCAGAGAATAGATGACGGCGTATTAAGAATAGACGTTAATCCTGGAGACGTATATAATTGTAACTATATGATGTTCCAAAACACAGCATATGATAATACATGGTTTTACGCTTTTATTACAAATGTACAATATGTCAATAATGCTTGCACATATATCTATTATGAAATTGACGTAATGCAGACGTGGTTTTTCCATTGCACATTGAAAGAGTCGTTTGTTGTTCGTGAACATCCATTAACAGATAAACCTGGCGATAATTTACAGGGAGAGAGTCTTCCCATTGGAGAGTATGTATGCAATTATACATCTAAAGCAGGATTAAGCCAGAGTCATATTATAATCATGGCTCTATCTGCCGGAGTAGTGTCAGGCGGAGCAAGAGGTATGATGTGCGGTATATATCAAGGAATAGAATATTATGGGTATGATATCACAGAAGACGGTGTGAACAGGTTAAACAACGACATTGATACAGTAACCGAAAAGAATCAAAAAGATGGTATTGTATGCATATTCATGGCTTCAAAAGAATTTTTTGATATGACTCCCTTTAATACATCGGTTGTTAAAAATTATGAGCATAGCAGAAGACCGTCAAATTTAGACGGATATACGCCTAGAAATAAAAAGTTGTTGACATATCCTTATTGTTTTGTTTTGGTTAATAATTCAATGGGCGCAACTGCAACTTATAGATACGAATTTTTTGACGAAACAAAAAATAATATGCTAGTTACATTTGAGTTGTCCGGTGAGGTTAGTTGTAATCCTAGTGTTTTACTACAGCCTAAAAATTATAAAGGTGCAACAAACGGATATAATGAGTGTTTGGTTATTGATGGTTTTCCACAATGTCCCTACGCAATTGATTCTTACAAAGCGTGGGTAGCTCAGAACGTTGGTGTATTTGGGATAAACATGATTACTAATATTGTGACAGGTCAACTATTACAAATGGCTATAAATGGGCCATCTAATGATGGACTCAACCTAATGAACTACTTAGGTGATGTGAATAATCAAGAGCAAAAAAATATAACTTCAACTATGGCCGCGGTGCATACTGCTGGATCACTCTCTAAACAAACTGCTTCAGCAATTGCGGAATCTAGCAGAGGACTTGCCATACAAGGATCTATCAGTGGAAATGCTATGTATGCCAGGGGTGCTCTTGACTTTTGGTGCTACAATATGTCTATTAATGCTGAATATGCTAGAAAAATTGATTCATATTTTGACATGTTCGGATATGCCACAAATGAAGTAAAAGTTCCTAGAATATCTGGTCGGCCACACTGGAACTACGTCGAAGTAAAAAATTGTAATATAAATGGACATTGCCCATCTTCAGATTTATCATTAATAAAAAGAATATATGAGCGTGGAATAACTTTTTGGAGAAATGCTGATGAGGTGGGTGATTACTCGCTAGATAATAGCGCACCATTTTAAGGAGCTTATATGGGTAGAAATAGAAACTTTTGGGAAAGTAGAAAAAGAAATAATCAAACCTTTATCATGTATTATGAGCGTCTATTATCTATAGCTATATCGCGCTTTAAGTGGAACAATTTACCACCTAGCGTAGATAGTAGATTTTTAGAGCTAGTATTGTGTTGTAAAGGTTATGCTTGTTTTTTCAGAGATGACGTTATGGGGTATTTAGCATTGGAATCTACGATAGGTGGTGAGTTAACCGTCTATAGAATACCAAAGTATAGAATGGCATATGCCACAAACGGTTATCAGATGAATTTAACAAATGAAGATAGTGTTTTAATATTTAACAATTTAATTCACACCCCTAGTATGCTTGATATAGAACTGTATGCTTTAAAACTATATGAAATAGATAGGACAATTGATATTAATATAAAAGCACAAAAAACGCCTATTTTAATTACATGTGCTGAAAATCAGTTACTTACACTTAAAAACCTGTATCAACAGTATGATGGAAATGAACCTGTTATATTTAAAGACAAATACATTGACACAAAAAATTTAAGCGTGTTAAAAACTGACGCTCCGTATGTGAGTGATAAGCTTACAGAGCTTAAGACCCAAACATGGAACGAATGTCTTACTGCTTTAGGAATATCAAATGTTAGTTATCAGAAAAGGGAAAGATTGATTTCCGATGAAGTTTCAAGGTCAATGGGAGGAACCATGGCAAACAGGTTCAGCGTTCTGGAATCCAGAAAACAAGCTTGTGATCAAATAAACAGAATGTTTCCTGAATTAAATATAAGTGTTGAATTTAATGAAGATCTTAATATAGTTGATGATAAAGAAATTTTAGGTGAAAGGGGCGTGGAAGAATGAGTGTATATACAGCTCAACTAAAAACAATCTGTGAATCATTTGCTGGATTTACTTCCCCGGCTGGATATGATGAAATTGATAAAGTTATTAATTTGGCTAGACCTAAAATTTTTAGATTCAATTATCCTATATTTGATAATGACTATAAACCTGTGCTTGAAACAAAAATCATAAAGCATTATTTTACTAAAGAAATTTGCTGGGATACGGTAGGCCGCTGGTTACTTGAACTAGATTCAAGGTTTAATGTAATCATGCCGTATTATAATAAATTGTATGAATCAGAGTTAATCAAATTTAATCCCATGTTTGATACTGATTTATACAGGACTTACAACAGGAAAAGGGGTGAAAAAAGGTACATCAATGAAAACAGGAATGGGGAATCTAACACTAATACTACAAGCAATTCAGAAAGCTATAATTTATTCAATAATACTCCGCAAGGTGGTCTGGATGGTATTGACAGCATGAAATACTTGACAACAGCCACAAAAGACACGGCTAATAATTCATCTAACGCAACAAGTAATTATAGTGGAACTATGTCAAACAATCAAACGCTTAATAACTTAGAGGATTATATTGAGCATGTGTCAGGAAAAAACGGGACAGAAAATTATTCAGATATGTTGAATAAATTTAGAAGCACGTTTTTGAATATAGACGCGGATATTATTGGAGAATTGAGCGATCTCTTTTTCGGTATTTATTAATCAGAAAGGAGGTTAAAATGTTAAAACCTTATTATGGGTGTTGCAGGTTCACAAGAATTCTTCCCGTAACTTACACTGATTCAATTTCTCCATACGATCAGATGTGTAAAATACAGGATAAAATCAATGAAGTGATAGAAGCGTTGAATAATATCAATGTTGATTTTGAGAACTATGTGAATCAAAAAATAAGTGAATTAAAAACGTATGTTGATAGTGAAAACCAGAAGCAAACTATTTTGTTAGAAAATGAAATCAATGAAGTTGACGGAAAACTATCGACATTCATAGAAACAACCTATGCGGAGTTTGTTACTGAAACAGGGCAAAAATTCAATGAAGTATATGAAGAAATCTCAAAAAGAATTTTTGAAGTATATGGTTATATTGATAACGCTGATAACAGTATCAAACAACTTATAGCCGTAGAAATAGAAAAGCTTAAAAAATATGTGGATGAAAGCATTCTAGGAAAAATACTTATTTTTAATCCGACTACAGGGTATAAAGAAAGCATTGATAAAGTTGTAAATGATATCTATGATACATTAAGATATTGGGGAGTTACAGCTTTAGAATTTGATGACTACGGTATAACATGCACGTCATTTGATAACATGGACTTAAGTGCAATTAAATTTGATGTGTATGGTAGGGAATGGTTTGGAAAATATTATCCGCATTATATTTTCGATTTTGAAAATGGGAGTTATGATCGAATACAGGATGTGCTTTATAGATTCGTTCAGACTACCAGGCCACTGTCAATAGATGCTAGTGAATTTGATGGAAAAGACAAAGACGCTACTGCACTAGATGGTTATGCTTATACAGCATATACATTTGATAGTACAGCATCTCAAATTATTTCATAAAGAAAGGAAAAAAAAAAATGAGTGCTACAAACAAAACAGCTAATTATGAATTACCGGAATTCGTTGGAACCGATAAGCCTAGTTGGTTAACAGATTTTAATGGGGCAATGACTAAAATCGATACCGCTTTGCACAAACTAAGCCAGGGACAGGCAAGCGGTGTAACGAAGCAGTATGTTGATGAAAAGATTGCTACAGTTACAACGGCTTTAAATAATCTACAGGACGATGTGGACGCTATTACAGCTAAACTTAAAAATTACCTTACTGTTGGTACTGCACAGGATGGAATCACGGCTACACAGTACGACACATTAAAGGTTAATGCGTAAGAAAGAGAGGTTAAATAATGGGTGCAACAAACCATACAGCTAATTACGATCTTCCACAGTGGATAGGTAGAGATAAGCCAACATTTTTAGGAGATTTAAATGACGCTTTTCTAAAAATAGACACTGGCATGAAAACTAACCAGAGCGAAATAAGCGGCGCTACTAGCGATGCTGGAAATGCGCTTGCTAAAGCCACTAGCGCAGAACAGGCGGTAAACACGTTAACCCCGCTTGTAAATACGGCTAGTGAAAATGCTAGTCAGGCTTTGAGTACGGCTAACAATGCCGCTAGTACAGCTAATACAGCTAATACAAATGCTAATGCGGCTATATCAAAACTTAATGGATTTAATTGGAGTGCAAGCACAGCACTGACAAAACCGGTCGGCACTCCTTGGGAGGGTCATGCAGTAAATTATTGTCGAAATAGCGGACTTTACCTATTAAATCTGTACGGTGAAATTATTGGATCTTTCACTAATTCAGACAATATGATTGCTAATAATTCCGTATTATTCACCCTCCCATCATCATTCCCGGCACCTACTCAGAAAAGAAGTATATTTGGCGGTATACTGATTTATGTCACCTTTAATGGGGTACCGGTAATGTTACCGGGTATTTTAGAGGTTAATACAGATAGAACATGTGTAGGCGTTTGCAATGTAACACAAGAAAAATGGAATTTCTGTTATATACAGGTTCTTGTTAACACTAGTTCATGGTAATAACAGTATAATTATAGCGGGCATTACTTTTAAGGTAATGCCCTTTTTGTGTGTAAGATTATTTATATTTATTATTCAAGGTTAATTTTATATTGTTGCTTATCTGAAGGGGGGTCTCGACGAGTGGG